GACGTATGGCGGGAGTGGGTATTTTGATGGGAGCGGGGATTACTTGACTGCTGGAAGTTCTATATCGTTGAGCAGCAGTTTTACGGTTGAAGGATGGGTTTACATAACAAGCACTTCTGCAACCACAATCTTGTTTGGTCTTGGCGATGATTTTACATCTACCGGATTTTCTGTATTTATTTCTACAACGGGCCAGCCAAGGGTTTTGTCAAACAACGCATATTTAGTTTCTGGATCGGCTGGACAAGTTGTTGCAAATCAATGGAATCACATCGCGTTTGTTCGCAACTCAACATCGTTGACGTTATACATAAATGGCGTATCTGTTGGAACCGGAACATCAAGCGCAACATTTTCTGGAACCGCATACATTGGAGCAGAAAATTACAACACCACCGTTTATCCGACGGCGGCAGGGTATATATCTAATCTCCGAGTTGTGACTTCTGCGGTTTATACATCTGGATTCACTCCTCCGACAGCACCGCTCACTGCCATTGCCAACACCCAACTGCTCACCAACTTCACAAACGCAGGCATCTACGACGCTACGTCCAAGAACGACCTTGAGACGGTGGGCAACGCGCAGATCAGCACAGCGCAGAGCAAGTTCGGCGGGTCGTCAATGTTGTTTGATGGGACGGGGGATTATCTCTACCGCGCCAATAACCCAAACGTGCTTGGTAGTGGAGACTGGACGATTGAAGGCTGGTACTACCAAGCCGGAGGCAGCGGTTATCGGGTTTTTGTATCTACTCGCACAGCAGCAGATGGCGGTGTGGCGGCTACAGTGTTTTTTGGATTGTTCAACAATGTTCTTTTCTACGATGGCTCTACATCAGGGGGAATTAGCATTGTTGGTGGCACTTCAATTTCAGCCTCAACTTGGAATCACGTTGCTTTGGTTCGGTATGGGTCAACCGTGACAATGTATTTAAATGGCGTTTCGCAAGGAACTGCTACCGACAGCAACAACAAGTCAAACGCAGATTTGTGGGTTGGCGGTCAAAATACCCTGTACTACTTAAACGGCTACATCGACGACCTCCGCATCACCAAAGGCATCGCCCGATATACCAGCAACTTCACCCCGCCAACCACGGCGTTCCTGACCCTGTAAGGTGACACATGACTCTTTATAGTTTCAAAGGCCATTATCCGGTTGAAGTCACAGACAACAACAAGGGTTGGTACGAAGTTCCCGCCAAGCCCGAGGCACCAGAGGGTAAGCAAGTTGCGTGGCTGAACGGCGAGTGGGTCGTGCGTGATCCGAAGCCCGCAGATCGTCCCGGTTACCAGTGGAACTGGAATCACGGCGATAAAGCGTGGGTGGAGTGCGCTTATCCGGTGACTGCTACGGAAGAAGTTATTCACCTAGATATCTCCATCGCTGATTCCATCGGTGCAGATACATTAGGTGCTGACAGTGTAGCCTGATCATGGCTCTCCAACACGTAGATGAACAAGTAAAGCAGATCGGTGATGCTGTATCTATCATCACTGTAGTAGGTGCATTAGCTAACATACTACCTGCTATCGCTGCAATACTAACTATCGTATGGACAGCTATACGTATCTGGGAAACAGACACTATTCAGTCTATCTTCAAGAGGAATAAAACTAATGAAACAAAACCCAAAGAAGATTAAGAAGGTTATGGAAGAGTACAAAGAAGGTACGTTACACAGTGGTAAAGGTGGTCCTGTTGTTAAGTCTCGTAAGCAAGCAGTGGCGATTGCTTTATCTGAAGCAGGTATGGCTAAGAAAGGAAAGAAGAAATGAAACCATGTCCAGGATGTCCAACACCAGCAAAGTGTAAGAAGGCTGGTAAGTGTTTGATGAAAGCTAAAGAAGTAAAGCGTAAGAAATGAAGCAAGGACTATACGCTAACATCCACGCTAAACGTGAGCGTATTGCTGAAGGCTCCAAAGAAAAGATGAGGAAGCCTGGAAGCAAAGGTGCTCCTACAAACAAGGCTTTTAAGGAGGCAGCAAAAACTGCTAAGAAGAAATGAAAGATCCTCGCTTAGAAAGAGCAGGAGTGTCTGGATATAATCGCCCTAAAAAAACACCAGACCATCCTACTAAGAGCCACGTTGTTGTAGCAAAGGACGGTGATCAAGTTAAGACGATTCGTTTCGGTCAACAAGGTGTATCTGGTTCTCCAAAGAAAGAAGGAGAATCATCTTCTTATCGTAAACGTAGGGAATCCTTTAAAGCTCGTCATGCCCAGAATATCGCTAAAGGTAAGATGTCAGCGGCCTACTGGTCTGACAGAACTAAGTGGTGAAATAAATGGCTACAAGCTATCTAGATCTAGTTAATGCTGTATTGCTACGAGTACGAGAGCCTACTGTACAGACTGTATCTCAATCTTCTTATTCACAGTTGATTGGAGAGATGGTTAACGAAACTAAGAGAGAAGTTGAAGACTCTTGGAACTGGGCTATTCTACGTACAACTAAGACCATAACCACTTCAGCAACAGTCTATGGTTATGAGATCCCATCAACGAATCCACGAACAAAAGTATTAAGTGTTTATCTTCCCAGTGCTCACATGTATCTGGAGAAGGTCTCTGAAGATCGTATGAATACCTTATTGTTCGTAAATCCTACACAGGCTGGTAGACCTTACTACTATAGTTTTGGTAGTTCTACACCAAGCACTGGTGTCTTAACACTGAATGTATTCCCTATTCCTGATCAAGCTTATACCATCAAAGTAGAGTGTGTCGTACCACAGGAAGATCTTGTTAATGACTTAGACAACGCATGGTTGCCTAAGGATATGATTGTACAAGGTGCTTATCTTCGTGCTATCAATGAACGTGGTGAAGATGGTGGTAGGTTATCTGATCAGCAGTCAGAACTATATCGTAAGACTGTAGCTAACTATATCTCTATTGAAGCTGAACGCTTTAAAGATGAGATTACCTGGGATGCTGTATAATGGCAGATCAACTCAAAGCCATCAGTATTGTTGCTCCTGGCTTTGCTGGACTTAACACCCAAGACTCCTCTGTATCACTGACAAAAGACTATGCTCTTGTTGCTCAGAATGCAGTGATTGATCAATTCGGTCGTATCGCTGCTAGACGAGGATGGGATAATGTTAATACCGCTGCAGGGTTTAACAACACAGAACCATACGTTATCAAACAAGTTATCAAGGATGACGGTACAACTGAGATCTTAAGTATCGGTGATAACAAGATCTATTCAGGTACAACAACACTTACTCTGAAGTATACTGGTTCTACGTGGACAGCACAGGATTGGAAAGTCATTGACTTCAATGATATGACCTTCTTCTTCCAACGAGCACATAATCCTTTAGTGTATGACCATGTAGCGAATACTTATGGTCTTATGTCCGCTCATGCAGGCTACTCAGGTACTGTACCTTTAGCTAATGAAGTACTAGGTGCTTTTGGTCGCTTATGGGTTGCTGACACCACCAGTGATAAAGTTACCATCACTTGGTCAGATGCTTTAGCAGGCTTTAAATGGAGTGGAGGCTCTTCTGGATCAATTAACTTAGAGAGTCAATTCACTAACGGCACTGACAGCATCGTAGCCCTAGCAGCCTTTAATGGCTTCCTCATTGCTTTCTGTAAGAAGTCTATTGTTATCTTCTCTGGTGCTGCAGAAGATCCTACAACTAACCTAAAGATTGTAGAAGTTATTGATGGTGTTGGTTGCATCAGTAGGGATTCAGTACAGGATGTTGGCTCAGATATCTTCTTTCTTGCAGATACAGGTGTCCGAAGCCTTGGTCGTATCATCCAAGAGAAATCAGCACCTTTGTTCGATATATCAAGGAATGTCAGAGATGACCTCATCTCTGATGTTATAGCTAACAATAATAACCCAGAGATCAAGTCCGTATACTATGAGAAAGATGGTTTCTATCTACTGACATTACCTACTCGTGGTATTACGTATTGCTTTGATCTAAAGAGTCGTCTACCTGATGGTTCTTGTAAAGCAACCACATGGACACTATCACCTAAGGCTTTGTGTGCTACCAATGATAGACTTCTTTATCTTTCTCGTCCTGGCTACATTGGTGTGTATACAGGAAATAATGATAATGGTGCTGCCTTCCGATTCGCATACTACACTTCACACATCGATGCGGGATCAGCATTTATATTAAAGATCCTTAAGAAGATTGTGTTGTTGATCATCGGTGGTCAAGCTACTAATGTGTTCTTAAACTGGGGTGTTGACTATGGTAATTCGTATCAATCAGCACAGATCCAGTTACCAGCACAGACTCGTGCTGAATACAACATCTCTGAGTATAACATCGCTGAATACAATGCTGGTATCTTAATCAATACGGTTAGACAACAAGTTAGTTCTACTGGTAGGGTGTTTCAGATCGGTATTGAAGCAGACATCAGAACTGACATCTTTTCTGTACAACAACTGGATGTATTCGTTAAATCTGGTAGGGTTATCTAATGAGTAACTATACGAAAACTGTTAACTTTGCTGCTAAGGATTCCCTACCTAGTGGAAACCCAGCAAAGATTATTAAAGGTACTGAGATCGATACGGAGTACAACAACATTGCTTCTGCTGTGCAGACTAAGTCTGACATAGCATCTCCTACGTTCACAGGCACTGTAACAATCCCAACACTCAATGTTACTACATCATTCACTGGTAACTTTGATGTTGATGGAGGAACATACTAATGAGCACTTCTCTTCGTGCTGGAGACTTCAGAGCCACTGAAGGTGATGAAGGTTTGTTTTCAATGGTGTTTAATCCAGCAGGGTCAACAACAACAACCCCTGTTGTAAGTACTACACCCACAGTCACTGTAGATCCTGCTAAAGCTGCCTTCGATGCTGCTACCAGCGACATCACTAACCTGTACCAGACACTACTACGTAGATCTCCAGACAAGCCTGGACTAGATTGGTGGGCTAGTGTTGTCAGCAGCGGTAACGCTACACTGCAG